CCCCATGTTTATAAGCTCGTTTTTAGTTGGCATTTTTTGTTCTATAGCTGCACCAACCCCAACAAAAGCTGCGTATTGAGTAGCAAACTTTCCAGCAACCGACTTTACACCTAGCCAAGCTGGGGCTTGTGTTCCAACAGCTAATGTGACCCCACTTTTAAATCCAGTTGTAATCCCTTCATTAATAAAGGCGTTCCACCATCCTTGCCAATCGTCAGTTTCCTTGTTGTATAAAGCATCTATATACATTCCTTTTATTGACTCGTTAACAAATCCTGCTGCGAAAGCCGATACTGTTGGGCTTTTAAATAGGTAGCCAGTGCCAGCAGCGGCTGCGGCGTATATGGGTAAATCTGCTCCAATCGTACCCATGCTATCAGCCCAACGCTCAATGTGACCTGTGTCATCAGGCTCTTGGCCTAAAGCCTCAATAGCATCTATGCCCAGGTCTTTTCCACTGTGAACCTGTAAAGCTAAATTTACATTACTCTTGCCTAAACCCCTTAAAAAATACTCTCCCATCTCAGGCTTTTTGCCTACAGACCATCTCTTTACATCTCTAGCAAGACCAAGCCAATACAAGGATGTGTCGCTCCATCCAGCATCAGCTGGTATATCTTCAGGCCCAATTTCAAAATTTTCTAACTTCTGCTGAATTGAATCAAATATTACCTTGCTATCTTGTTCAGCGGTAGGGCTGTTTGGGTCAAACAACTTAGGAAACTCATCCACCCCATGCTCATAGATGTATTCTTCTACATATTCAGGAGTAAGCACTGGTGGCTTGTTTTTTAGACCAAGCTCTTTAGCGATTTCATCTTCACTGAAACCACTGTCAATCATAAGTTGTTGTTGCTGCTGGACATAAGCATCTATTTCGCTTTCCTCAAAGCCAGCGTCAGACATCAATCCAGCGTTTTGATTTACATTCATTGATTTAGCTCTTTATATCTTTCGGCCTTGTCACTTGTTGACCATAATAAATATTCGTCACTATTTAGGTAATCATCAAGACTTTGGCCAGGCTTCTTTTTTGGTGGCAGTACCTCTTGAAGAGTATATTCTGGCCTAGGTTTAAACGCATCCTGTAATGATTGCATTTGGGCATCCATTGACAACGAAAAGTCTTCGTCTGACCTAATAAGATAATTTTCATTTCTAGGGTTTAACAAATCTTCGGCTGGTATACCCTTGTTAAGCCCTGCTATAAATCTAGCCCTCCACTGGGCTTGAACATCAACCCAATGACGTTCTATGCCAGGAGTGGAAAACTTAAGTATATTACCACCCTTAGCTATTTTTTCATTATCCGTGAGCCATGCGTTAAATAAAGAAAAATCTCTCGACAATTGCTTGTCTGCTTCGGAAAGAAATTGCGTTGTTCTAAGGCGAATGTCCTGCTCAAAAGCATCAAAATCACTTTCTGATATTGAGTCCCCCATTCGTTCAACCAAAGATTTACCCTGTCCACCATTTGCAGCTTTTGTTTCTTCGTCATCACCATAAACAGTGTAAGGTTGCGTTATGCTGTTTATCGCACCAGTAGCAACTAAACTTTTTGTTCCTTTATGCACTAAGGAATTACTTGTTGTTGCTATGTCGCCACTTGACCTCCTTAAAACTAAGTCAACAAGCTGCGACTTTAGCAAATCACCACCAGCACCCTCAAAAGGTAGCCCCCTAACACTTTCTATGGTTAACTCGCCAGACATAATCCGGTCCTTATTATCCAAGTATATTTTTTCGTTAGTTTCTTTTTCTACTCTATCCGCCCGCTGTATATTAAAGTTATAGTTCTGTATGGCTTGCGTTCTTGCCTTTGCCCATCCATCACGAATGGATAGTTTTTGACCATCGGAAAGTTTGTCCCACTTTTCAGCCAAGTCTTTGTTAGCCCCGAAGTCTCCACTAGACGCTGCTTCTATCTGAGCATCTATGCTTTCCACGGTGTCAAATGCCGTTTTCCCAACATTTGATACATCGATGTAAGACACAAACTCATTTACTTCAGCAACCTCAATTTCGTTTATCTTTTGCTCACCAAGCCGCCTTAAAACATCTTGGCTAGCTGGGTCTATAGATAAACCAGAAACTTGCTCAATAAGAGTTTCAACCTGCTCAACGGATGACGCGCTTTCGATTAAGTCAGCATGCCCAGTTCTAAACCCATCGTTGCGTATGGCCTCTATCTGAGAGTCAATCTGAAAAATGTTTAATGTTGGCTCTATCCCAACCTTAGACTGTTTCGCAATATTTGTTCTAAGCAAAAGAGTTTGCACATCAAACATATCGCTATTAGGGTCTATCCCCTTGAGCTTGCTTAACGATAGAGATATCTCTGAGTCTAGGGCTTTTGTTGCTAACTTGTTTCCTCTAGTGTTTGCGTTTTGCTGCGATGTTATTAATTGCTCTGAGAACACAGAAGCTAATTTATTTTTTATAAGACCAGACCTCCTGCTTCCATATCCCTTGTCATTAAGTTTGCTAATAAACTCATCACGAAACACATTAAATTTATCGCCAGCCTCTTCAACGGTTGTAGATTGGTCTTGAATAACAAATTGGCTAGATTCCTCAAACGCTCTTGCGGTTTCTTCAGTTATAATTCGCTCATCTTCTCGGTTTCTTTCAGCCACACCTAGCTTAAAAGCAATGTCACCAGCACTTGATGCAAACTGAGCCAAAGCTTGCCCAGGCGCAGCAAAAGCTCCAACATCGGCTCTTGGCGATAAACTGCCAGCTACTAACTCGACCGCTGAACCTTGCCCTTGATTATACATTGGTATTGTTGGCATAATTGATAACCTCTATATTATAAGTGTAGCGGCTTGACCGCCACCTTCAAGTAATGACTGATATGAAGCAGTACGAAGGGCTGCTGACCTTGCAGCACCTGAAGCTCTAGTCAAAGCTGCCTCTGCCAACTTGCCTGTCTGCTCAATCTCTGAAGCGTATTGAATGCGAAGCGCATCCATCTCAGTGTTAAAAAAAGTATCAGCCAAGGCTTGTAATGGATTCCCAGACATCTCTATGCCTGAAGCAGCAGTTGTTACTCTTTGAGTTCCTGCCAACCTTTTAGATGTTTTTCGTAGCCTTTCTTGCTCATCAACTTTAGCCCTTTCAAGAAGGATGGCCTCGTTTTCAGCAACTTTAGCATTGTACTCAGCCGTTTGCCGAGCAGCCTTTGCCGCCGCTTGGTTACCCTTGAATCCTAAGAATCCGCTAGCCGCTGATGCACCAGCCGCGATAGTTACTGCGTCTAATGCCATTACATCACCCTCGCCATTCTAAAATAGTTCGTACCATCAGGACCAAACTTCTTCATAACACCCTCAATCTCAAATCCTAGCCACTCTGCAAATTTGACAGACTGTTCGTCATTCGTATGCACACTTGCCTGAACACGCCATATGGCATTATCATTCATTATAGTATCAAATAGCCTCTGTGTATATCTTGCAACCGTCACAGGCTTTTCATACGCATTTTTTGACATTACCAACCAACCTTCGCCAACTCCTGTCCACATCATGTGAACGCCACCACAAACAATAATATCCTTGTCATCAATCAATGTGTAACCATGAACATCAGACTTGTTCTCAAACGCATGTCTAGCAGATTCTGAAAACTCAAACATTGTTTCAATATCCATTATATGCTTTGTATCAAACTTAACCAAATCAAGCATCAAATGTATTAGACCTCCGCATGATTGCAGTAATTGTCATTGGTAATGGTTGTGTTTGCCGAACAACAATCCGTGCATCATTGTCATATCCTGATGGAAAGAATATTTCTTTATCACCTGTAAAGATTGGGACAGCCGTATCCATAGCCATGCTAGAATCACGGAACGGAATACGGTCTAAATTGCTGGTGTCTGGACCAACCTCTGCACCTACAGATTCAAGGAAACGAACAGTTACGCCATGTATTCGCTTTATCTTTCCCTGAGACACACCATCATTTGCACCACCCTCAAGCCTTAGTGTCTCAATCGTTGATGTATATGAGTAACCTATATGTGCTTTACTTGCATTTCTATCTAATGTAATTGAACCACCAGACACTGTTTTGTCAGCATGTGCAGAACCATCTGCCAATATAGAAACTGTTTCACCCTCAAGATGATTAAGTCCTGTAATTGTGCTTGTTGCAGACCCATCATAAGTCAAACCAGAGTCAACAAAAAACGCATCAGTTATCTGACCGTCAAACTGCAAGGGCTTTAACAATTCAATGTGCCTTACAGTTGAGCTATTAATAGTACGCTTTACAGAAATATATACTTGGTCCTCAGAGCCTGAGGGAATAGCTGTTATGCTTTCTACGATGCCAGAGCCACCTATCGAATGTGTGTGCCATCCTATTGCCGCGTTTGCTCGGTCATATGTTAGACCAATAAGTCTGCCGTCAGCATGGACAAACCAAAGAATTAACTCAGGCTCTTGTTGCCATACCATATCGGTTAAACCACCACGCGGAATGTGGTCTGCAAGAATAGTTAAATCAATACCAAGCAATCCGTCAGTATCCAAGTCAAAGGTAATCTCTTTTACTTTTTCCTGTCCCTTCTGAATAAGAATGGTTGAGTTACCAGCCCGAAGCGGTCTTACATTAGATGAGCCAAATGTTGTTTCTCGTAGCACATTAACATTTGTTGGCGTTACTGGTTGCGCTCCAGAACCGCCTGATAATGTAAACTCTGAACTAGATGTAAGTATCTGCAAAAACCGCGCTGGCAATAAATGCTTAATAACATTTACCTTGTCAGAAGCAATGGTGATATTTATAGCCGCGTCATCTTCTGTGCCTGGCGTATGATTTTCAAAGTCACCTGACACAGAGCCAAAAACACTTTGGGGCTGGGCAGTTGTTCCAGCAAAGTATAACCTTTGTTCGTAAAAACCTACCGCTCTAGGAAATCCATTTTTTGTGCTAAAAGCACCCTCAGACCACTGAGTTGTGCCAGCCGTTGCAACCGCTGGCAAAACAAGAAAGTTATGTGTTTGTACAACAGCAGTTGCAGTAGTCGCATTTGTAACAGCCGTAATTTTTACAAACCCAGTTCCGCTGTGTTGATATTCCCAATCAATAATTCCATAAGTTTCAGTGCCTTCCAAATGAACAGGAGGCTGCGTTCCACTACTGTCACTTCCAGAGTCTGTCTTCTTGTAAAGATTGCCATTAAAATGAACTAAATCATTTTGAGCATAGCTTGTGCTTGCAGCCCACGCCTCATGCCCTATTTCAACCCTTTCCCTGAACTGAAACAATGCACCTACATGACCAGCAACAAATAAATCAGCAGAAGCTGTCAGTGTTACAGTGCCAGTATTTGCATTTGATGTAATTGTTGTGGTGGTAATATTTTCATCAAGGTAAGGTCCATCAACAAAATCTATATCTGCTAACGTAAAGCTAGTAGTTGTTGTTCGCGTCAGCTTGGCTGGCTCATGGTCCTTATGCGCCAAGTAAAGAACGTCTGCCGACTGAGCATAGTTGATGTCAAATATGTCAGTCACGCTGTAAGTTGTTGTAACCTCTACTATTTTGCCAGCCGTTCCTGCTGAAGAATAAGTTGTAAAGGCACTGCTATTTATTCCAGAAAGTTGAAATGTATGGGTTGTGACTCCCGCAACAGTAAACTCAAGGTTATTTACTTCAGTCATTCCAACGACACCGCTAATAAAAACTCTGTCTCCGTTTGAGAATCCGTGCGAGGTGGCTGTCACAACAGCAGGGTTTGCTTTTGTTATGGCTGAAATAGTTTTAGTTGCTTCTGTAAGTATGCCGCCATCTTTAAAGAACCGAATGTAGTTTGCCCCAAACTCAAGGACGTAGGCTTGCTCATCACTAAACTCAAAGTTAATTAACCTTACCTTTCCACCATCCTTGCTTCTACCAGCAAAAGAAGTACCTGGTCTTCGGGTTGCACCACCAGACGGAAACACAATCATGTTGTCTAATGTCTGTGCTGCTTCGTTATATTTCTGTAAATCAATACGACCTTCAAGGCGCGGCGATATCTCACCAGACTTGAAGTTGGTCACAATGGTTGATACTCGCGCCATCTTAGAACCTTATATTAATAAAGTCGTCTGCAATAATTTTGTCAGGAACACCTTCAGCCGCATCCATAGAACGAGCCTCGCGCAAACGCTGCTCATAAATAGCAAACATTTGCTGTGATACACTGGTACTACCTGTTATAGCATATGCTGTTTCAGCAGCTAGCTTTGTCGCAACGGTTGACGATAAAAGAGAGTCATACTGTTCCGTGTCGGTGATACGTCCGATATAAACAATGCGGCAAGTGCCTTCATCCGTCATAACCTTGCGTCCTTCAATCTTAAACATAGCCTGTGAATCATATGCCGCAATCTCGCTATCAACATTAGATGTAAATAGTGACAACACACGCAAACAATATGGGTCAGTTGGTAATGTAAATTGATTGGCAAACCCAAATGCAGGGGCGACTGAATCCTTTGCCAACTCTTTTCTTGTCAGAGCTATATTCCAAGGATGCGCCCGAAGCACCGAGTCACGCACCGTTTCAAAGCGGCGGTTACATAATCTGGCTTCCTTTGAGTTCTCCGTTAAAGCGGTAATGGTTGCCGCACCCAGCAAATCCATTGCTTCGTTACATATATCAACTACAGATGCCATTACTTCACTAGCCTTTCTAACTCTATCAAAGCACCTACGCTAAGATTGTTATCACCACCGTAAACCACATTGCCTTTTTCTTCTGCCTCGAATGCTAAGGCTAATAGTTTTTTCACTGGTAATAATACCACAGTTTCGTCATCAAGTATAAACGCCCAGAACTTTGCTTGTGTTGTCGCTATCCCTGATGGCTTATTTCTACAAAAAAACTCCACAAACACCCTTCCAGTTCGTGAAGCCATAAAATCTCTTTTTACCTCTATGGTCTGTGATTGGAGTAAATCCCCCAGCCACTCTTCTTGTAACTGACCAACTTTTAAGTCCCATTTAAAATCGTTGTTATACTCCATGCCCTCCTACCCTCATGGAAGAAAGGGGCGGCGAACCGCCCCCTCCAATGTTAGTTTACAACGTATTCGATGATAAATGCCAAGTCTCCAGCAGTTCCACCAGTAGCGTTGAATGTCACAGCAACATAGTAAATGTCATTTGGGTCTGATGACTGACCAGCCAGTTCATAAACCTGTTGACCTGTTGTGTTAAGATTCAACACTTCATAACGAAGTTCTGCAATAGCAGCACCATCAGCAACGGACGTTGCCAATGCGTCCTCATCCACAACAACGCCTTCATTTGTATAGAAGCCTACGTTGAATGTGCAAGAGCCGCCAAGGGCATCCGAACCAATACGGATTGATGTAATTGTTGCATTTGTTGGAATTGGTGCAAGCATGACAATATCATCGTCAGTGCTGTCACCAGCAGCAAGTGCAACATTGCCTTGAGCGATGCGCTTTACACCACCCAAAACATTTGCGTTGTTAGCAACCTGAGGAAGAGCCTCAAGATTTGCCACTAAGTCTGAATTTTTAGTAGTCATTCTCTAGTCTCCTTCTCTAAGCTGCGCCATCTAGGTCATCTTCATCACACTTGATGCGAACAACCATGTTTTCTTGCATACGAGTAGCACCAACGTCCATGCAGTAGTACACCTGAGTCGCGTAACCTTTATCGGCACGCTCATCAATGCGAGCAGAAACGTCTTTACCAACGCCAAGAGCCATACCTTCTTCAGCCCAAGCAAAGCATGTACGGACGTTACTTGCGTCCACAGCCAAGCGGTTAGACATGATGAAGTTAAAGCCCATGAACTGATTAATTTCACCCTGTACCAGTGCCTTAACGGTGTTGAAATCCGCTGAAGTCACGCTTGTGTCTGCAAGCAGAGCGTGAATCTGTGACGGACCCATCACAATATAGCGTGGGATTGAAGGGTCAACATCAGCTTCGTCAAGCAGCTTCTTTGCTTCACGCAGCTTTGTCAGGTTCATGTTGGTGTCAGCACCACCTACTGATACAGCAACGTCCTGGTTTGTGTCGAAAGCTGTGCTGGTTGAGCCAGTTTCGCCAGTGTTTGAAGCCGCATCAAATGCAGTAATGATAACATCGTCCATCGCACGACCCATAGCAGCCGCAGCAGCCATAGCGTAAGATGAAGTTGGGTCAATCAACATACGAACCTTGTCCTGGTCATCAATCAGGTCAGCATATTCGTATGAAGCTAGGCTCAAACGTCTACGCGCATGTGGCGTATCCATCTGAGGGGTGTCGGCATGCCGACTTGACCGTAGCTGGGCTGTTGCCAGACCAACTTGGTCGATAAATGCGTTCTTACCAACGACATTCTCAATACGCACCGTGTCACGCAGACGGCTTCCCATCTGTTGCGCGAGCATCTGCACGTTTGCAGAATACTGTTGGACAAACGCGGTAGTTACTTGAGTAGACATATCATTCTCCTTTGTCACTCGGTTGCGTTGTCAACTTTCGATGCGCTACCCTTTCGGACGCTTCTGGGCTTTTGAGCCGCCTTTTGGCTATCGTCTTTCCGATTGTCAACAGGACGACTTGCATCGCTACCCTGCATGACCCACTCGTAGTATTTATCTGCGAGTGAGGCTGGATTTACTACATCACGCGCCGTACCAAATTCAATCGCGTAACGTAAACATTCGAGTCTGGTTTGGATGTAATCAAGCTTCTCCATGAACCATACCCATCAACTCTTGCATACGCTGAATAGCTTGTTGCCGTCCAACGATGTTTGACTTATCCCAATAAGCATGAGACTTGTCGTTTAGAATTACATCAATCTCTGCCTGAGCCTGTTTCGGTGTTATGACACTAGATTGTGCATTCTCAGAAATTGTGTCTTCGCTGGTGACAGTTTGCCTAAACTCTGCGATTTTTGCAAATGTTTTAATAAATTCAGGGTTGTCACCAAGCCTTGAACCATCTGATAGTTGCAAGTCAAAAATTTCTGGGTTTGAAAACTCTTTAGCTGCATTAACAGCTTGGTTAAGTTTTTGGTCATAAGCCCTACCCCATTCTGACTTCAATGCCTCCTCAGTGGTTTGACGATAAGCCTCTGCTTGCTCAACGCTCCCAGCATTTGTTTGCTCAACAGATGACCGATAGTAATCCATAATACTGCTAGCTTGTTCAGGCGTTAGCCGCAACTTATGTGAAAAATCAGCAAAATCTTTCACCAAGTCTTCTGTCACAATATTGCCATCAGCGGATAACTGATAACCATCAGGGGTTTCTGGACGACCAAGACGGTTATAAATGCGGTCAAGGTCTTCGTCTGATGGATTAACTGGCATCGGTATCTTATCTGCGCCAATCAATCTTTGAGCATTTACATAAGAACGTGCGAGATTCTCGACATCCTTAATCGGTGATAGGCTTGGGTGTTGTCTTATTTCCTCTGGTATCATTTGTAGAAAATCGTTACCAGACCCACCTTGCGCTACTTCCGCTGGGGTTTCCAGCGGTGCAGCCTCAGGCTGGGCTACCTGTTCAATATTTTCTTCTGACATACTTACTCCTCTAACATGTTGTGAATGTGAAGGATAACTGCTCGTTTACCCTCCTCGAATGCTGTGGCATTGGCATCGCCAGCCACATAACTTGAGCTACGCATGTTGCATCGCTTCTCAAGGTCCTCCAAAACCTTTGCGCCATTTTCTGTCCCATAGGTTTCTTTATACATATGTCTTAGTTTTTCAATCTCTTTCTCGCCTATCATTGTCCTACCATTCTTGCTGCCTGTGCTGCCTGAGCCGCAGTATAGACATCCTCCTGCGTTTGCTGGCGTTCCATCATTTCTTGCTCAGCTTGCGCTCTTTGCTGACGAGTCTCATTGACTTGTCTCTGTGTACGCAAGGTTGTCTTTGGAACGCCAAGTGAATCCGTAATGTGACGCACTAAGCCATCTGGGTCGATGTGGTCGCCAACAGGTAATGACTGTGCTAGTGGCAAGAGTATTTCCAGAGCCTTCATTGTGCTGTTAAGACTGCTAGACTTTTGCGCTCTAGCCAATGGTGATACATATTCTATATCAACATCTCTGCCCTGAAGTATCTCAGGTGGCAAAGACAGCATTTCTTTTTTCAACATCAACCCAAAAACACGGTCAATCATTGGGCGCAACATCTCATTCATTAATCTGCCAAGAACAGGACCAATCACACGCATACGCTCTTCTTGCCTTTGAATAACCTCGGTAGCAGTCATATTAGGCGCACCGCCTGATAGAATTTGGTCAACATAAAATGCAGAACGAATGGCAAGTCTGCGCTGGTCTTCCATAGCCAAACCAATGTTAATATTAGCACCAGTGTTTAATGGCGTAATTGTGTCGCGTGAACCTGCCCGATAAAAGTTTAGACCGCCTGGCTGTGTACGCACTGGCAAAATAAAGCCGTCATCAGGAACAAGTAATGGTGGGTCAATCTGCTTTTGCGCCGCCTGAATAATAGTCTTGGACATTAGGTTTAGCATCTTGACATCTGGTAACGCTGTCATAGCAGGACTTCTGCCCATAACTTCGCCAGTTGCCTTCAGGAAGCGTGGGACAATATATGGCAAATCCTCAAAGCCACTTTCTGATAACAGGGTTGAAGTTTCTGCATCAATATAAAAAGATGCGAATGGCATGTTTTTGTTGTCTTGCTTGTCAGCGTCACGGTCAATCCGTGGCAACACCACATGCAAGATATCAACGTCTTCGTCTGGCTTTTTTTCAAACTTTTTCTGAATATAGCTACTTACATTCTCAATGCCAAAGCGTTGCACTACCTGACGAACAGGAGATGTATATTTACGGAACACGGTGTCCACAATGCCGTACTGGTTCTCTTGCACATAGAATTCAGAGATATGTCTTGTGCTAAAACGTAACTGGTCGCCCTCCATCTCAACAAACATACAACCAGTGCCAAACACAACTAAGTCCACATACATCTCATGGACTTCGGTTTCAAAGTTGGACTGATTAAAGGCACGCATCATACGCATACTAGTATTTTCTAGCCACGCCTGAACCTCATCTTGCCTACCAATGTCTGCATCTTTCATGTCTAAATGAAACCAAGGAGTTGCACCACTTGTTAGCATTCCATGCAAGGATGCAGATAACAAATCAACAGCCTGAAGCGCAGTGCCATCATAAATAAGTTCCATGCGCTTTTCGCCGCGAGAACGCTTTTTCACAATGTCAGCTTTCCTTGGCAACATGTAGTCTGCCAGTTCTTGATAGTGAGTGTCCCAGTTATCTCTCCGTGCCTTGATGTAATCAAAGCGTGAGACTAGTGATTTGATAAAGTTATCCATGATTACCCTAACAATGTCGGTTTACCAGTAGGCGTTGTATCTTCCGCTAATGCACCAGCAACAATAGTAGCCTTTGCCCCTTTACGCTTTTTACGCTCTTTCATCAATGCCTCTTCTGCAAGAGCAGAGGCTCTTGCAGACTTCTCGGCAGAAATAGGCTCTGGTGGAGGTGGTGGTGGAGGAGGTGGTGGTACTTTCGGCGTTAAAAATGACATGACAATCTCCTAGCTATAAAGTGCGCCAAAACCTTCAAGTATTGTTCCACCAGCACCAGAACGCTTAAAACGTGTGCGTCTAGTGTTGCTTGCCAATACCGTATCGTCAGGGACAATCTCTGGTGTAACTTCAGGTGTAACTTCAGGTTCTGTTGCCGCTACTGTTGGTGCTTCTCTCCCACCGCCAGTTGGCTTCCCTATTTTTTCTCCAGTTGGGCTGAAGTCACTTCTACCAGTAAAAGTTGTTACATCCCTGCCTAATATATTACTTGTCCTTGTAACGCCAGCAACATCGCCAACATAACCTTTGCCAGAACCCTCCGCTGGTTTGGTTGCGCTAATCCTGCTTTGAAATTCCGCTGGAGTTTCGCCAGGTCTTTCGCTGTAACGCTGACCTTGTGCAGCAAACCTAGTGCCAGGAACTGCTATTGCAATGCCTCCCTCGTCAAGAGCTTTTTGTTGAGCAGCAAGATTGATGTTACCCATCAACATCGACATGCCTGGTATTCTTCCGATTTCACTTTCGCGGAATGCGGCTTGCCTAGCAGATAACTGCTCCTTGGCTTTTTTTCTGCCAACGCGGTCTTTGCCGCTACCGCCACCTGTTCCACCACCCATGCCTAGTCTCCTTCAATAATGTGTTTGCCAATACGACCAGTTTCCGTCCTTAGCCAAAAACATTTATCATAACCCAAATTCTTAAACATCGCTTTAAGATACACGAAGCCACCTTTAATGTCACGCTTTCCTGTCAAGCAAATAAAGTCAATAATCCAAGGAATATTTCCATTACCATAAAAGCCAGCTTTGGGGAATGTGTTAGTCTCTAAATACTCTTCTATATGCCCCTGCTCAGGAAAGGCATAAGTCGCAAATAAAAAAGGCTGATTGTAGTCTTCATCAAGGATACCAAGAACAAACAACCCTTCATCCAATGCTGGTAATATACATCGCTTGATGTCATCGTCATCCATATAACAATGATACGGACTTTTCTCAATGAGACGAGCCGCCGCAAAATAAGCAAGTGGGTTGAAATCTCTCATAGCGCAAATGGATTGTAATCGTTCATTGCAACCTGTTGTGGAGGTCGAGACATCGTTTCTCTATTTTGGATGCCAATTGCGAGATACCTAAAAGCATCTGCCGCGTGTGATGTAAAATCATGCCTCGGAGTATCTCTAAAAGTTTTACGTTTTTCATCCCAATCCTGCCTGTACTGCCTTAAACATTCCAAGCCCTCTGCTGTATTGTCTCTGTCAAAGTAACACTTCGGTATCATCATTCGAGTCGCATTAATACCATCCGCCACTTTCATCTTTGGCACAACCCTAAACTTTATTCCTAGCGTATATGCCGTCTCCAAACGCGACTTGCCACTGCCCAACTCACGCACCTCAATGTCGTGCGGCGCGAGGTGGTCGCCGTATGTATAGTCCTTTTGCCGTAAAATATCGGCATAATGGTCAAGCCCAACACCACTGCTCTCATAATAATCTATAACATTTATTGCACCACCACGGAATATCTGGGCAAACCAAATAGCCGTAGAATCATTCACGCCCAAGTCCCAAGCCGTATGAACTGGATAGGCAGGGTCATACGGCACTCGCGTTATTCTGCCCTCGTCATCTAAGTCAGATAACAGTTTACCATAATACGCACCAATAATCGCCGCAGTAAATGAACACTCAAATTCCTGCTCATACTGCTCATCTGTCATAGAAGCCTTGGCTGCCTTTAGCTCCTCATCTTTTACTATACCAGTTTCACTCGCCTTACACACGCGGTAAAACCAATCATCACTACCCTCAGTAACTTGATTCTTCGCCGTCTCCAACATATCCCAAAAATGATTATGTCCTGCTGGTGTGCCTAAAAATGTTGCCGACCCCTGCCTGTCTGATAACGCTGGTCTTACAACCTCCCCCCATACCCTCGGATTCTGCATCCCATACTCATCAAAAAAACAATCATCCAAATAGATTCCACGAAGGGCATCGGGGTTTTCAGCAGACAGTAAAGTTATACGCCCCCCATTGGGAAAGTCAGCGCGAAGTTCTGTCTCGTTGAAGGTAACGCCAGGAATAACACCAGCATAAAATTTAACATAATCCCAAGCAATCCGTTTAGCCTGAGTAAAGGTTGGTGCAACTAAAGCAACTCGCGGTCTAGGAAGAGGATTAGTCAACACTCTCTTTATCATATGATTAACCGCCCAGACAGTTTTGCCAAAGCGTCTGTGCATCACCAGCACATTCCACCGCTTTAACTCCTTGTGCATCTCAGCCTGTATCGTGCGAGGCTTGTAGGGTATCTTAACTTCCATTACTAACTCCCAGCACATCTAAAGCATATGCCCAGCTTTCATTCTCAATCTCTGGGTTGTCAAAGAAGTCAGTGTGCTTCGTGAACTTCTTTCCCTTAATATTACAAACAGGCACGAACCAGACTGTGCGCTGCTCAGATGAAACACACGCAAGCACATCATAATCATGCCTAGTTGGCTTTCTTTTATT